AATTGTCGAAGTGGAGTTCGCACTCCTGCCATGATAGGTGTGGGAATGTTGATTTTGTGCTTGCTGACCGCGTTGTAGTATCTTCTGACATAATCCATCCTTGTTGCTTTAGGATATTCTTGGAAGATAGTCAGAGCGATCATGATGTACATGAACTGAGGAGTTTCATATACTCCTCCGCCACTTCTGTCTTGAACCAAATACTTATCAACTACCTGTCTTAGACCGGCATAGGTGAAAAGGAAATCTCGGTGATGGTCAATAAAGGAGTTCGCCTTTTCAATCTCTTCCTTGGAATATTTATCAAAGATTTCTTTATCATACACATCAATATTTGTGCAATTCATGATGTGATCCTCAAGATGGGGGAGTTCTCTGCTCCTACCATACAAACTTTTTCTTAAGGAGAACAAGAGAAGTCTTGCTGCGACAAACTGATAATTGGGGTGGTCAAGATCAATCAGATCACTAGCACTCTTAATCAGGATTTCTTGGATCTCAGCAGTGGTAATTCCATCATAGAACTGGATACCAGACTGCATCTCTACTTGACTCGCAGAAACACCTGCAAGACCCTGACAAGCATCATCAACCATTAGATGCATCTTTTCTAGGTCCAGAGATTCAATTCTGCCGTCTCTCTTTTTTACTTTGATACCGTTGCTCATATTCTCTTCCAGGTGTTAAATTTAAGTGTTGCTTCTAGACCACTGTAAGTA